CGCCCCGGCGCGTGCTGAGGACGCCGAGTCGGAGCTCGCCCGCAAAGATGACACGATCGGCTTCGGTCGGGCGTCCATCGTGGATTGGGCCGAGAAGGATCACTACAGCGCCTCGGACGTCACTCGCTTCCGCGAGTACCAACGTCTTGCCGAGATCGCTGGCGGTGACAACTTCCCGTTGACCATCAACTCGATGACCGAGGATTGGCAAGCCAAGCTGGCTCGCGATGCTCGTCGTCGTCGTCGCAAGTTGGACAACCGTCTCGAGTGGCTGACCATGTCGGCTCTTCTCGACGGCTCCATCACCTACGACGATGGCAAGGTGAAGTTCGTTGTCGACTACGTCCGGCCGGCTGGCCAACAGACGCAGGCGACCGCTTCCGGTATCAACTGGGACGTCACCAACGGCACTCATGATCCGATCGGCGATATCATCGCCGTTCTCGAGACCATGCAGGACACCTACGACATCGAGATGGGTACGTTGATCTTGTCGCCCAAGGCGATTCGCAAGATCATCAACTCCTCGAAGTTTGCCGCAAGGGCAGGCGTAGGCACCATGGCCGGTGGCGCAAACCCCGAGCCTCGGTATGTCATCGACGGTTGGAACTACGACGCCGCAGCGTCCGTTGTGCAGAGCGCCACTGGCGTTCAGCTCCGGGCCTACGACTCGAAGTACCGCACCAGGGCCCTCGGCTCGACCACTACGGTGAACAACCGTTTCCTGGCCGAGAACCGGGCAATCTTCCTGCCCTCCGATCAGGACATCAACGATGTCTCGGAGACGGAAATCGGGTTCGCCAAGACCCTGACCTCACCGCACCCCGAGGGCGACTTCAGCTCCGGGTTCTACGAGTGGGAGCAGGGGACGAAGGACCCATGGGGCCACGATGTCGGTTCCGGCATCAAGGCGTTCCCCGTGTTCCCCCACATGGAACTGACATACCAGCTCAACCTCTGGTAAGTCGATCACGTGCAGTGGCCCCTCGCCTTCGGGTGGGGGGTCGCTTGCGTTTTGGAGGAATGGTTCTGAACTTCCTGCAACACTGGGCAGATGGCCACGATAACTTCCGACCTCAAGTTCGTATGGACAATCGACACCGTCAAGGCACTCGGGTTCGCCGTCAAGGACGACTTGATGACTGGAGACATGACGATCTCCAAGAACGTCGACCTGGACGGCATCATCGACGAAGCCTGGATGGAGATCGAAGCCCTGCTCGGTCAGCGGTATTCGACTCCGATCCATCCCTCCGACAATCTTCCCCACTACACCGTCCAGTTCTTGACCCGAGTCCATGCCTACATGGCGACGTCGATCCTGATGTTGGGCGCCGGCGGAGCCACCCCGGACGTGCTCTCGTACTCGACGTATCTTCGTGAGCGCGCCGACAGCCTTCTGCATGGAGTCATCGACGGGTCACAGGCACTCGACGGAATAGACAACGCCACCATTCACGATGACTCGGAAGCCAACCGAGGCCCGGCGTTGTTCGTGGGTGATGAAGTGTCGCCCTTCGCCTTCTACGAGGACACAGTCTTCGCCTCAACTGTTGCCAACCCAGGCACTCGCACCGTCTGGCGACCGTCCACAGCTCCTTCCAACCCGAACGCCGCCTGATGGCCGCACTTCCGTTTCGAGTCACTGCTCGCGTAACGGACGCCGGTGGACAACGGCTAGTCGTCAAATTGAGAGCAGCCATGGCCCCGCCAGCAATCGCTGGCTGGATGCAATCTTCCGTCACCACCATCCTGCGGGTTCGGGCGGCTGAACGATTCTCCGAGGAAGGCGACTCTGCTTCGGGAAAATGGGCTCAGCTTTCACCAGTGACCGTCAAGATTCGTCAGGCCATGGGTGTCGGTGGCGCTCATCCAATCAACGTGCGGTCGGGTGGTCTGCGTGCTTTCGTCATCGGGGCCAACGCCGACATCGCTTCGAGTGAGGGTGGCGTACTGTTCAACTGGCCAGATACACCGCCGAAGGGGAAGTTGTCCGACAAGCTCGACACGGCTCAGCATGGCAACGCTCGGGCACCTGCCAGGCCCGTCATAGCGGTCGACGAGACCGATGCGGAACTCATCGCCAAGTCGCTGGCCCTACACATCAGAGCGATCATGGGATCAGGCCGAAAGGGTGGCCTTGGACCTGGATTCAAGGGCATCCTCTAAGTCATGGCTGATTCAGTAATCTGGCCGCAGAACCTCGTAGATGTGCTGGTCGGAGAAACCGCCGAACTCTTGGATGTCATCGGGGTCACTGCCGTCACAGACAGACCACTAGACGAGAAGGACGCCAACGGGTCCGTTGGTGTCTACATTCGCAACTGGGCGCCGCCGGATGACGCCTTCGAGATTGGGGTGAATTTCCCGACTCGGGGCGTTTACACCTACGGTCTTGACTTCCTGGCAAAAGGTATGGACAGGGCTTCGGCCAGAGGCGATATGGCGGCTGTTACCAAAAGGCTGCGAACAATGCTGTACCACGACCCGGCGCTCCAAGTACGTTTGAAAGCGTTAAGTGAAACGACTGATGGAGTGGTTGAGAGATACTCCAGAATGCGAATCACAAGGCAGGACTATGAGATGGGAGAACTGGGTGGAACGCACCTGGCCGCTTCCCACACCACTATCACCGTGACTACGGAGAACATCTGATGGCTGACACAGAAAATGCACAGTTGCAGGTCAAGATCGCCAAGGCGAGGTCTGATCGTGCAGCCGCAGAAGCGGCCGAGAACGAGCGTCTCGACAAGGAATGGCGAGCCCGTGGCACCGCGAGCTTGCGTGCTGAGCTGGAGGCCGAAGAGGCTTCACTGGCAACGTACCGCAAGTCCGTCGCAGCACCGGCCCCCGCCCCAACCCAAACGACTCGGTCTCGTCCGAGCAACGACGAGGAGTGATCTGAATGGGAAAACAATCGCAGGAAGGTCACATCGGGTTCAAGACCCAGGCCGCCGAGGCCACCTACCTTGATCCCGGCGGCGCCGGTACAGGCGGTGAGCCCCACGCGGGCCACTTCATGAAGGTGCTCAGCACCGGACTGTCAGGCAACCGCGACCTCATGATCCCCGATCCCGAGATCGGTGGCAACCGCGACATCCAGGACGCACGACTGGGCCCCATCGCCTACTCGGGCGACATCGAGTTCTACGCTCGATTCGATGCCATAGCGACACTGATCACCGCAGCTCTTGGTTCGGTCAGCTCGGTCCCGGCCGGCATCACGTTCGATACCGACATGGATGGTGTTCACACGATCACCCCGACCGACACCGTGGCGAACCTGCCGTGGCTGTCGATCGAAGAGGCCATCGCTGGTGACTACGACGTGTTCAACTACACCGATGCGCGAGTCAACACGTTGTCCTTCACCGCTGACGCTGATGGCTATGCCATGGGAACCGTTGGCGTCATCGCCAAGACGCAGACGGCTGGCGAAACCGCCACCACACCGATCACGTTCGATCCGACGCCGCTCATCGCTGGCGCCGAGATCACCGTGAACTGGAACGCCGCCTCCGTCGAAGCTCGAGACTTCTCGTTCGACTTCAGCAACAACATCGAGGACGACGTGTTCGCTCTCGGACAGGTTGGCCTGTCGAGTCTGGTTCCGAAGCGACGTGAGCTCACGATGGGCTTCACCGTGCGTCCCGACCTTGCCACCGAGTTCTGGCGGGAGGCCACCTACGGTTCAGCCGCAGCCACTACACCTGGCACCGGTGCTGCTGTCAAACGGGCACTCATCATCACGATGACCAGCTCGACGCTCGATCCGGCAGGCAACCCCTTCAAGATCATCATCACGGCACCGTCGGCAACGATTCAGCCGTTCTCGATCGACCCCTCTGGCGACGACGTGTTGGAGCATTCCTTCGACATCCAGTTGTTCCGGCCCGTAACCGCCACCCCCGTGGTGACCATCGAAGTGACGAACCGCTACCCGGCGATTCGCTGATCAAAGGATTTCTGCAATGGCAGCTTCTGACATCATCCTGAAGGCATCCCGAGCCGACGGCGTGTTGACCACGGTCGACATCGTCGCAGGCGAACTGCGCGTCGACGCCGTTGCCACTGAAGGCGACGCCTCGGCGGCTGCTGGCGTTGCCGAGGCCACCGTCACTGCCGTCGAAACCGGCAACGGCGCGCTCCACAAGACCGTGCTGACCCTCGCCAGCACGCCCGCCACCATCGGCAACACCACGCTGATCTCGACCGGCTCAGCGTTGCTCTACACCTTCCCGGCCGGCGTCATTCAGGTGCTCGGTGTGAGCACCTCGGGTGTCACACCCGGCTTCGGCGACGCAGGCAACATCACCCCCATCGCCGCTGGCATGGGTG